CGAGCTGGTTCGAGTTCTCCCGCTGGTAGCCGTTGCGCTCCGCGAGCATGGAGGCGAGCTGGTCACCGAGTCCGGCGTCGACGCTCTGCTTCTGGCCTGCCGTGACGAGGTCCTGGTTGAGCCAGTCCTTGAACGCGGGGGCGACGGTGCGGGGCGGGGCGACGATCTCCGGCGCGGGGGCGACGGTGGGCGCGGCAGCCTGGACGTTCTGCTGGGTGCGTCCGACGCTGGGGGCGGGGTTCCGGGGCGCGAAGCCGCCCTGTGCCGTGCCGCGCACTGCGGGCGCAGTCCTGATCGAGCCAGCGCTGGCCTCGTTGATGGTCATTGCCATGATGTTCTCCTACTGCATCCGAAGCGAGTTGGCACTGGAGCGTGCCCCACCGATATTCTGACGCATCGCGGCCTGGAGCGCGTTGCGCTGGGCCCTCTTGCGCAGATCGCGGGCTGCGTAGCCCGCCTTGTCCACCATCCCGACCGTCGCCGCGTCGCCGCCGGTTCGGCCGTACTTCTTGGCTCCCGCGGCGTACGGGTTGAACTGGGGGGTCCCCAGCGCCTGGTTCCTGATCGCCACTACGACACCGCCTTCGACACCTTGGTCTTCGTCTCGACCCAGGTGGTGATGGAGTCGATACGCACGGGGCCGGATGAAGTGGACCCGTTCGTGTCCAAGGATACGGTGAAGCTGCACTGGCGGAAGCGGATGCCCTGGTTCATCTTGGCGAAAATCTGGGCGGGCACGGCGGCGGGGAACGCGCGGTCGGTGTCGATGGACGGGCTGGGGATGAGGGGGTAGTCCCACGATCCCTTGCTGAGCTGGTCCCACGACACCTGATCCATGGCGTCCCAGGTGGTCGTCTCGTCGGACAGGCCGAGGGGGATCGCCTTGCCGCGCATGTTGCGTCCGGTGGCGCCGTTGACGCCCCACCACCACATGCGCTTCGTGGCTCCGGGGTCGCCGTAGTCGTACGCCTTCGTGGTGATGGAGCAGGTCATCTCCTCCGCGTTGGCGGGGGTGATCGCGTCGATGACGCGGTAGACCTTGTTGTAGCCGCTGCCGGAGGAGCCGGACACGCCGAATGCGGTGTCGCCGCCGAAGCGGTCGTTGCCGCCCGGGTAGCGCAGGAAGTAGGCGCCGCGGGTCGCGGGGCTGTCCCACATGGTCCAGGCCCGCAGGCTGACGTCGAAGACGTACGTTGCCCCCCGGCTCCAGACCAGGGCGCGGTTGCCGAGCATCGACACGGCGTAGTCGATGGTACGGGTGTTGACGTCGGCGCTGGGGGTGAAGCGCATCTTCTTCGGCAGGTTCAGCGGGTAGAAGACGTAGGAGACGAGCTCGTACAGGGAGCCGCCCGACAGGGTGACGATGTAGTTCTCGCGCACGGCGACGCAGTACTTGCTGTCGGCGCCCACGAAGTTGGAGATCGGCGTGAGGCGGCCCTGTGCGGGGGTGGAGTCGTAGATGAAGCGCCAGGTGGACCGGTTGCGGAAGATGAACAGGTCGTTCTGCCCGACGATGAGCTTCTCGATGCGCTGGCCGTCGCCGGACTGCACGCCGATGAAGTCGCCGGTGAACTCGTTGATGTTGGTTCCAGCGGAGGTCGACGTGATGTTGGAGAAGAACAGCGTCGACTCGTCCACGGTCCCGCGGGGGCCCGCGATCCAGAACCGCTCCTGGTAGAGCGCGATGGAGCTGCCGCGCGGCATGGGCTTGGAGTTGGTGGCGGACGTCGCCAGGCTGAAGTAGGCGTACGGCTGGGTCGACGAGGCGCGCGCGTAGTAGCCGCCCTGGAACTGGGGCGACACGAGGTAGAGCTTCGACTGGTACTGAACGCAGTCGGAGGCAGCGAACGGCGCGCACTCGGTCCACGTGTTGGTCAGCGGGTTGAGCAGCCAGGTCTTGTCCTTCGTGGCGAAGACGCCGGAGATAGCTCCGGTGTCGTCGGTGAAGTAGCCGAGCATGTCGAGGGGCTCGCCTGCGCCGCCCACCGGGTCGAACTGCTGGGAGGTCGACAGGCCCGGGGTGCCGGTCCACGAGTTGGTCTTGCCGGGGGTGATGACGCCGCCGTCGAAGTACGGCGGGAGCGCGGTGCCCTCGACGAGCAGGTAGGCGTCGGCGTCGAGGGTGTCGCCCACGACCCAGTTCGTGTTGCCGCCGAAGATCGACGAGCCGAAGGGCTGCACACCGAAGCCGTCAGGGTCGGTGGAGTCCCCGGGCACGCCGACGATGTCGATGTCTGCGGAGACGGCGCCGGGGGGTGCCTGCACGTTGGGGGCGGAGACGCGCGTCCACGTGTTGTAGGGGATGGTCGTGAAGTCGCCCGCCCCCAGGTTGATGACGCCACCGTTGGTGTTCATCCACACGATGCGGATGTAGAAGGCGCGGGTCTGCGACGCGCGGAACCAGCCACCGTACGAGTAGACGCGACCAGCCACGATGCCGGTCTGGCGGTAGCGGATGCCCATCTTCTCGGGGCTGATGACGCCGGTGACGATGGTGCGGTAGAAGTTCTTGCCCGAGTAGCCCGGGTCGGGGTTCAGGTTGCCGTACACGTTGGACGCGGACAGCGCGGAGTACCCGGCGGCGGAGACGTCGAGCGACGGGTTGGTGATGAAGTTGGTGATGGTGCTGCCGGTGGCGACAGGGGAGTTGGCGATGGCCGTGATCGGGGGGCGCCCGAAGAGCGTGCCGGTGGAGCTGAGGTCGAAGTTGACGATCTCGCTGAGCTCGGTGTTCTCGATGGCCGACCGGGAGTCGACGTTGTTGAGTCCACCGCTGAAGTCGTCGAAGACGACAGCCTCGCCGCTCACCAGGCGTCATCTTCCGAGACGTTGATGAAGGGGTAGAAGTTGATCTGCTCCTTGCGCTCCTGCCCCTGGAGGCGGTTGATGCTCTCCGTGGACATGTCCTTCATCGCCTGGAGGCCCTGCCAGTTCTCGTCCAGCGCGTACGCCTGCTGCATGACGAAGCCGAAGAGGGCGTTGAAAAAGGAGTCGGGGATGCTCAGGGGGTCGCTGATCTGGCTCAGCTCCTTGGGGTCCTCCACGAAGTAGAGGGTGAGCCCGCCGGTGAGGTCGACGTCCGGCTTCGGCCAGATCGTGATCTCGCCGTTGTACTCGTACCAGATGTCCGGGTGGCCGGACTCGGAGGACGTCTCCTTGTTGAAGATGTAGCTCTGGGCGTCCTGGAACGACAGCGGCGTCAGCGGCTCGCCGTCGTAGTGCAGCGCCTGGATGTGGTGCACGAGCTCGTTGGGGAACTCGTACGTGCCGTCGCCCTTGGTGACGTTGGTGGTGGCCTTGGCGAGGAGCACGGGGCTCGACTCGATGATGGTGCGCTGGCCGTCGTTGATCCAGCGGAGCACGTCGTCCTGGCGAATCTGGACCCCGGACTCGTCACCGAACGTGCGCTTGGCCCGCTCGAAGATGTCCGAGCCCGTCATGGTAAAGCGCTGCTTCGGCATGGCTACTTCCCGAGGTAGAGGGTGGTCGGAGCCAGTTCAGGATCGTCGTGGCCGTCGATCCTGCGCCCGTTGTGCTTAGCGTAATGGTTCTGCTCGCCCACCCGGATGAGGTCAGCCATCATCTCGCGGCGTTCGGCGGCTTCCTCCTGGCGCTTCTTGGCCTTCATGATCTGCCACGCCTTCTCCAGGGCCTCGAACTCGTCGTAGGAGGCGCCGCCGTGGAGGGCGTTCTGGCCTTCGATGAACTCCGCGATGATGCGTGCGTCGACGTCGCCTTCGGCCACGTTCTTAATGACGTAGGCCTCCTGCCCGGTGGGGCGGTGGGTGACGGAGTACGGCTTCTGCGGGTTGAACTGGGGGTGACTGCTCGGCAGCACTTCGATGTAGACGTCTCGGTCGAACTGCGCCAGAACTTCAGCGATGCTGCGGACGTGGACGGGGAGCCCGATGTAGCGGGACTCTTCGCGGAGGTTGGGGAGCTGCATGACCTGCCTGTCTGTGGACACAACTAAGGGCACCGGCGACGAGGATACCGGTGCCCTTAGCGTAGCCCGAGCGAGGGACTTTGTGAGACGCAGCTACTCCGCGATGCCCTTCAGGATGCCGTGGGTGTTGCGCCGGTAGGTGGACAGCTCCGAGTAGCTGCGGAGGTACGCGACGAACGCGTCACGACGGGGGACC